CTACAATGGACCAGTCGATATGATTTCATCATGTACTTCCACACCAAGTATATTCCTTGATTATTTCTTTCGCAATTAATTAGTAGAAAACCATGCCAACCTACGACGGCATCGGCGAGACCATCACCCACAAGCTCGAGATTGAGGGTGACATGTTTCTACAGGACATTGAGGGTGGCTCTTTGAGCACTCAAGTTCCTCTAGAAATTTTCAGCGACTTCACATCTTCTAACGATGAATCCGTCAATTCGCGTATGCTTAGATTAAGAGTCAACAATCTAAACGCCATTCAAGACGATAACTCCAATATTTATGTGGCCGACATGGGCATCAAGGGGGTGAACGGTGAAGACTACTTCTTCATTACGGCTCCCCAGAACACGTCCAATGTCGGTGACCAGAACACATTTGTCATCTCCAAGACGTCCAACGTGGGCATCGGGACAACCGACCCAGGTCACTACCGCCTATTGGTCAACAGTTCAAGTACCAAACACTTTGGGGTTCCAGGGAATGACACGCCGACCACCGGCGACACCTTGGTCTATAATGAGGACGGTGAATGGGTTTACCACTTTGTCGAGGGGACCTTGCCTCCCGGTACGAATCAAAACGAAATCCTCACGTGGAATGGCACCAACTGGGTTCCAAATAGTAGTATTATCACTACAAACTCTAACACGTCCATAGGGATTGGAACCCACGAACCTGGAGCCAATCTGCATGTGTGGGGATCTGTGACCGCGACCACGGATGTTGATATTTCGGGAAAGTTTCAGGGAGGCAAGATTCGGGTCGGTTCTCTACTTTCAGCGGTTCCGACGAACCCAAACGTAACCGTCCCGGGTGACCTGACCGTATCAGGAACGCTGACGAGCGACGAGTGGATTCACACATCCAATCTTGACATCACCGGAAACATCAACGTGGATCACGACGTCCTCATCGATGGAACTTACCAAGGGACGGGCATGCGACTGGATGGAACCCTGCAGAACCTGCGTGGAGCCATACCCGACCTTTCGGTGGCAGGATCCATCACGGCGACCGGGGACATCAAGACCGACCAGACCTTCCGAGGAACCGACGCGTCCATAACCGGGACCATCACGACCTCGAACATCACCCACAATTCGGAACTTACCGTTACATCAAACTTACTCATGGGCCCCGGGACGACCCTCACGACCTCGAACATCGTAGGGTCATCCTTTTTGACCGTGACCGCAAACACCAACGTGGTCGCGGAGTTAACGGAATCCAAGAAACTCATCAAGTTCCCGAGAGTCGATATGACCGCTGCGACAACCAGTGGGTACACGGCAAGCGTGAGTTCTGAACTCACAGGCGATTGGACTGGATGGAAAGCTTTCAATGGAGTCATTGGGGATGAAGGGTGGCATGACGTTGGTAGTACTTATTCCTCAAGTGATGGATACTATACCGGTGGCAATTCACTTGGTGGATATAGTGGAGAGTGGATAAAATTACAATTACCCGATAGCATAAAATTAACTCAAATCAGAATTGCACCCAGAACAAGTCAAATTGATAGGGCTCCTAAAGATGCTATATGTTTGGGAAGTACGGATGGTTCAAACTGGTACATTTTGACTTCTTGGACAGATGCAGCGTATAACAAAAATCGTTTTAATAATTTTTATGTAAACACCGACAATTATTACAGTTATATTGCTATTGTAACAACCAGGATCGGCTTAGATACTACTGTGAATATTTCAGAGATTGAATATTACGGCTACCTCGAGAATGACGATGGAGACGGCACTGACGTCCTCTTCAAGACCGTCCCTAACACACCCAAGACCGACTTCTTGGATCTTTACTACGACGCGAAAGATTATTCTTCTATGCCAGCGACTATTACAAACAAAAACGGTGGCGGATCAAGTGGTACACCATATAATGTGACGTTCAACAGCACCGAACCAAAATCGTTTGAATTTAACGGAACATCGAGTTACATAAACTCAACACTCACAAATCCCGCAGGGGACTGGGTTCATTCTATAAATTTATGGCTCAAAGTGAATGCCTCTTCAATTTCTAGTCGAGTGGATCCATTTCAAATTGGGAATGTCGCCGGTACATCTCAATATTCTGCGTTGGATGTATATGCCGATAATTTATCATGGTATTTTTATTCTAATGATGTAATTATTAATTACAAATGGGTACCGTATACATGGTTTCATGTAGGTCTTGTGCATTATGGGGGAGGCAGAAGAGATATTTACATAAATGGCGTTTTACATACTAGTGGTCAAGGAACTGGCGCTGCATTAAGTTTAGCAGCAAATGCGCAATGTACTTTGGGGAGAGACCAAACACGTTCAGGTTATTCACCTGCTTATTTCCCAGGTTCAATCGCCAACTTCAGAGTTTACGACCATGCCCTTTCCGCGGATGAGGTTATGGAACTTTACGGCTACCAGAAGGCGTACTTCAGTGTTTCACCTGACGTGGTGACCTACAAGGCGGGCAAGGTCGGTATCGGAACCAGTGAACCGAGGGCCGTCTTGGATGTCGTGGGAGACATGAATGTCACAGATAAATTTGTCTCCACGGGCAGGGTCGGCATCGGGACGACTAACCCGAGTTTCAATTTACAAATAAACGGTACTAATCCAACAATTGGACAGTATATTTATTCCAACAGTATACATGACGCCGAAGTTAGAAATAATGTATATTTTGGACGTTGGGATGGTCCAGATTTAGTTGAATTTACTGGCATGCGCGCTAATGTTAATAGTTACACTAATGCAGGGTATGGAGATTGCGGAAATCAAGCTACGATAGACTTTTATACATGGGGATGTAATTATTCAGGGAGTCGAATTGTTTTTACAATTAGAGGTAGCGGACAGGCACTCACACAAGGTGCTGTGGTCACGAGTGATGATCGCGTGAAAATAAATGAGGAACGAATAACGAATGCTACCGAAACACTAATGAAACTTGACCCACAAACATACGATAAAACTGTTGATATAAATTCTGACAATGTAATTGGACGCGAGGCTGGATTGATAATACAAGACGTTTGGTATGATGCTCCTGAACTTAGATATCTTGTGTTACTTGCTGATGACGCCACCCCTTCTGAAGAAAAACCACAACGAAGCGATGATATTCAAGAAGATCCGGATTATTCTGATTGGGGTTCAAAAAGTGGTCATTTTAACTATTTTGGGTTAATTCCATATCTCATCAAATCAAATCAGGAACAACAAGCCTTAATCGAAGATTTAAGAGCCCGCATCGAAGTGCTTGAAAATTCTTCCTAACTAACTAGTAGAAAACCATGCCAACGTACGACGGCATCGGAACGTCCATAACACACAACGTTGAAGTTGACGGCAATCTGTTTCTACAGGACATCGAGGGTGGATCCAGCAGCACTCGAGTTCCTCTAGAAATTTTCAGCAATTTGGTGAGTTCCTCAGTCGAGGCCGAGAATTCGCGCATGCTCCGTTTGAGGGTTCAGAACTATGGCGAAACGAACACCGACAATAGCTATGTGACCGACATGGGCATCCGTGGCGAGGCCAGTAAGGACTACTTCTTCATCACGGCGCCCCAGAACACATCCAATGTTGGTGACCAGAACACCTTTGTCATCTCCAGGACGTCCAATGTGGGCATCGGGACGACGGATCCCACCAAGCCCCTGCATGTCGTGGGAGACTCGTGGATCACTGGAACTCTGACTACCTCGAACATCGTGGGATCATCCTTTTTGACCGTGACCGCCAACACCAACGTGGTCGCGGAGTTTACGGAATCTACTAGGTACTATCACGTCAAAGAACCAAGGTCTGCGATGAACGCAGATTCCAGTTTTGGTTACACGGCAAGTGCTTCATCAAATCATGGCTATGGTGGACCTTGGTACGCTTTTAATCACAACACTACAAGCGACGATCAATCATGGCATGCAGTTAGTTCTAGGTATGACAACAATGGAAATTATACATATTCACCGGCAAGTAGTATAGGTGGTTATACAGGCGAGTGGCTAAAAATTCAAATGCCTTCAAGTATTAAATTGGAATATATTGTGTTATATGGTCGCATGCAAACTTATGCTTCGGTTTTACCTGTAGACGGAACTGTTTTAGGAAGCACAGATGGTTCTAATTGGACAGCTATCAAATCGTGGTCTAATTACAGTTACAGTACTGGTGTACCTACAACAATACAAATGGATTCAACAAATTATTATAATTATTTTGTAATAGTTGTTGAAAAAATTGGTGTATTTGTTTCTGGTGATCCAAGAACGCCAAACATTGGTGAATGGGAGTTATACGGCACTCCCTACACTGCTGCGACCAACGACGGCACGGACGTCCTCCACAAGACCGTCCCGAACACACCCAAGGCCGAATTCTTGGAGGTCTACTACGACGCGAGGGAATACTCTGGAAGTGGAAACATTACGGATGAGACTGGTAATGGTAACACGGGAACACCAACTAATGTGACATTCACAAGTACCGAACCGAAGACGTTTGAATTTAACGGAACTAGTTCATATATATCTGCGACCTTCAATTCAAACACATTAAATACTAGTAATCTACATTCAATTTGCATGTGGATAAAACCAAATGCGATACAATCTGGTTATAAAAGTTTGTTTAGTATGGGCGAAAATATATCTAATAAGTTAATGGGTATTTTTCTTAATGGTGGTTATGTAGTTTATTTAAGTTATGGAAATAATCTTATAAGCGATTATTTAGTTGAAACAGACAAATGGCATTTTATTACATGTACTTATACCCCTGGGCGCAAAATTTATGTGAATTCGCAACTTGTGACGAGTGATGCATATTCTACTTTCAATATCACAAATTTTTCAGCAAAACTTGGTGCAAATGTATTAAATGCGGAACTTTTCGACGGTTCCATCGCCAACTTCAGGTTCTACGACCGCCCCCTTTCGGAGGACGAGATATGGGAGATTTATAGCTATCAGAAAGCATATTTCAGTGTTTCACCAGACGTGGTGACATACAAGGCGGGGAGGGTCGGCATCGGGACCAGCGAACCCAGAGCCGTACTGGATGTAGAGGGTGATGCGCGTATTTCAGGCTTACTCAAACAAAAGACATACGCATGCACGCGATACATAAATGCAGGGTCCATTACTAGATTAGATGGTGTTATAATACCCTTTGATGGAGTCGTATATGATCCTTATAATTTATGGAATACTACAAATGATTGTTTTGTAACTCCCATATCAGGCGTGTATTCTATAAATACTCAGATGATGACAATGAATGATGGGGCTTACGACGGAAATCACAATATTTATATAAATGGTGCTAATTATAGTCCGAACTTGAAGGGTTATGGGTTTGGAACGAGTAATAATGGAAATGATCATAGAAGAGCAACGAGTAATCATTGTATAGCACTAACAAAAGGCGACACTGTATCTGTGCACTCTGCTGGAACTCAGAAATGGTATGGACCATCTGGATATACATACTGTGTGATATCGATAGTTTTAATCAGTGCGAATCTGTGAAAATAAATCTTTCCTAACCATGCCAGCCTATGACGCACAACGTTGAAGTTGACGGCAATCTCTTTCTACAGGACATCGAGGGTGGATCCAGCAGCACTCGAGTTCCTCTAGAAATTTTCAGTCACTCTTAGAATGCTACCGAACCCAAGAACAAGATTACGGATCAAAATGGAAGTCTGGGCGTCTGGTAAACTACATTGTCCTGCGAACGTTTAAAATGTGATACTAAAATATCGGCGAATAATAGAAAACATGTCTTACGTGGGCATTGGAACGACAGATCCCAATCATCCACTTGAGGTCGAGGGTCAGGTATTCATTAGCAATGTGGAACAAGGCAGTACCACCAATCTCGTCCCCTTTGAGGTTTACAGTAACTACGATGGAATTATAGGTGACACCCTTGAAGGCGCCAGGCAGTTGAGGCTTCGGGTGACGCCATCGCTCACCACTTCGTCTAATGTCAACATTGACATGGGAATCGAGCCAACCAGTGGAGAATACTTTTACATAAGCAATCCGGTGGTGGACACTACGCTTGGTTCCAATGCGGCACTCAGAATCGTCCAGGCGGGGCATGTCGAGATGGAAAGCAATCTCACTGTTTCGGGGAACATTGTGACGACCAACATCATATCCAGTTCATCATTGACACTGTCTTCGGGCTCCTTGGTCAAGGTCGACGGTTCTGGTGGGCTTTCGGTGACGGGTCCCATAACCGGATCAACCGCGACCTATTCAGGAGATGTCCAAGCTGCAACTATTTCGTCTACGGGGGATGCATTTGCATCCAGAGTAGGAATCGGGACGGCGAGTACTACAAGAAACCTTACCATTTACGGAACAAACCCGTCTGTCGAGTTTAGGGGAGTGGGGGAAGGCAACAGTTCTACTTTATTACTTGGAACCCCTTTTGATGCAACTTCTCCTGCAAAGGTTGCCATTGTGGCGACGGGCAACTCAAATTTTAGCAGAGCCAAACTCCATTTCTGTCTGGATGATACAGCCAGCAATGATCCTGCATATGCCGCTAGTGAGGCTAATGCCAGAATGACGATTATACCCAGTGGTAATGTCGGCATCGGGTCGACGAATCCTTATACAACTTTACAAGTTCGTGCTTCTGATCCACGTATTTTAGTAGGCGATAGCAATGGAGGAGGTGGGCGTTTAGAATTCGGAAATGGAAATCACGGCACAGGAAGGGGAACAGGTCATTCTAACTTCACTGATGGAAATGATGTTGTATTATACACCACAGGCACAGGTGGATCGGGTTTGAGGACTGCTAGTGGATATTTGAAAGTAACATCTGGTGGCTACGTCGGCATCGGGACGGATGCCCCAAGACGGAAACTTGAGGTATATGGATCCGCAGAAACATTCGAAGGTAGAACTGCTAGAGTTCAAATTATTGATTCTGGAAGATATGTTGACGTTGGTCATGGGGGTTATGTTTATATAGGTTCGCGCGAAGCTGGTCACTCGGGGGGATGGAGTTATGCAATGTTTCAAAATGGGATACCTGGAAATTGGACTGACGCCTCCGGTCAGAGAAGAAGTTTCAATCGAGTGATTCTTAATTTTCGTTATTTTAATATAAGCAACGGGAACGCAGGAACGACGTGGCGATTTGTCTTATATTTGACAAGGAATGGCAGTAATGTTTACAAAGGAGAATGGTATGCAGGCGACGTGGGAAATGCCAGAGGATATATGACTACATCGTCACCTATTATAAATTTAGCATGGGGTGACGTACCCGGTCTACTAATGTATGTTTATGACAACACTTATGGCGGGTGGACTTGTAGAATTGGTAGTATGTGGCTTACGTATGTTTCCGATTAATTTTTATATTTTTTATTATAAATGAATCAATATGCTATTGTGGAACGCAATTCTCTAAAAGTAATTGATGTTGCATTTGAATCAAGTTTAGAATATTATCCAACCGAAGTATATCATCGTATACTAATGGATGAAAACCTTCTTGCTAAAGGTTATATAGATATTTTAAATACTCGAATGAATGAAGGTAACGTAGAAATTTTTATAGACGAAACAAAATACTCATCGTCCTCGGCAATGAATGAAGTAAGACGTCATCGAGATATTGCATTGTCGTTGACCGATTGGATGGTGGGTACAGACAGTCCATTAAGCGAAGAGAAAATACAAGAAATTAAAACTTATAGACAACAACTTAGAGACCTAACGAGTTCAGGTTTACATCCAATTGACATAGTTATTCCCAAACATCCCATGGTGAAGTTTCCATGGAAAGAAGGTGTTGTAGACCAAGATTAAACAAACCACGCTAAGCTAACATAGTAAAGGATGATCTATCCAGCCACAAAATGTCACTGGTGCAGTGTCCCGCTACATTGGATCAGTCGATATGATTTCATAAACTATGCATTTGAGTATTTTCAGTTCGAGAACAGCATTCCCTTGGAGAGGATGTCCAGGGTTTATCACAAGGGCAGATCGAGTTCAAGGAAGAACGTGTGTCGCGCCTGCTACAAGTTGAAACTGAACAACATTCATCAAAGGGAGATTACGGGCAAGGTGATCAGACTGAAGAGCATCAACATCACACCAGGGGTAGGCAAATTTCTGCTAAAGCTCTTTGATCAGTCATGGAGACATCAACGCTACATCGAGTTCATGTGGTCAAAGGGACACACCTTCGATGCCTTTCTGGACTACCTCTGTGCCCGCGATACCATTTTTGGAAACGTGTCGGGCGACATCTTTGACAACGAAGAACTCGAATACTACTACGAGGACATGGTTCGTTCACACTTCGGGGTTCCGGCACACTACGAGGCCATGTGGGACGAGGAAGCTGATATCATCGGTTTTCAATTAAACGGCACGGACATGATTACCATAAATGCACATCCTATTGTCCAGTAATGGAACACCATTCAACGGCGCCAAGGGTGGCTATCCAAGTCAACTCAAGCACTTGATAAGGATGTTCTTGGAACGCGGACATACCGTTACGATGATAATATGGTCACTATGTGGCGTGAAACATATTGGTGTACTTTCATTCAAGGATCTTGTCAACGCGAACATCCTTCCTAATGAAACCCGCGATCCTTGGTCTCAGGCGCTATTGGATCGCCCCGGTGTGAGTTTCATTTTGGGTCCCTACGAGAAGTTCCCATGCGTCATCAAGATTTCGGATATCAATGATTTCATCAAGCGAACCAACGCCGGAGCCATTTTCTTCCTTCAGGACATCTTCCTTCTGGACACCTCCACTCAGGAACAAATTGCATGTCCATCTTATATATGGTTTCCTTTGCATTATGAACCTATTGACGAACCTACCGTCAAGGCACTAGGAAAAATACAAACAATCATTTCGTTATGTATGTCCACACGCGAAAGGATCATAAAACAGATGAGAAGAGAAAGTCACGTCGTGCCTCACGTAGTAGAATTTCAGACGCAACTGCCTCCAGAAGACACTAAGCAGAAAATTCGCAAGGACTTTGGGTTGGATGACAAGTACGTAGTCCTCACCGTAGCTGGAAATTATGAACAGAGTGGTCGAAAGTCTATCGATACGACCTTGTTGGCATTTAAAGAGTTTCAGAAAAAACATTCAGAAGCTATTCTTTGGATTCACGCACCTACGCTAAACCACGCAAGGGTTTATGACGTCACTTTGATGGTAAGAACTCTTGGAATTCCAGAAACATCCATCAAGATTACCGAAACGACTCTGGATGAAACCACTCTACAGAAGATGTACAAATCTGCCGACATGTATATATGTGGATCATGCTCGGAAGGGTTTGGCATTCCACAATTGGAAGCACAATATTTTGGCATACCTGTGGTCACGACACGGTTCGGAGCAATGCATGATTATTGTCTGTATGGTATTTCCGTTCCTCCAATTCAGAAGCGATTCAATCACATGCAGAATGCGTGGTGGGTAACGCCGAGCGTCCAAGGTACGGTCGAGGCAATGGAAAAGATCTACCAGGGTGAGCTGGAAGACAAGTCTGCATGGGTTCAGGAAGAAGTTCGACGCATCACCGGTTACGAAACCGTACACAATTCCATTCTCGGCATACTAGAGAAAAAATAAAGGTGGTTCATATTAGAATATGGAACAGACTCCATTCAAAGCCGTGTTTACCAAGAAGACCAACTTCGTCACCCAAAGTTTTGATACCGATCCTTTGATGATTGACTATGGTGGTAACGCCAAGTTTTTGGTTCCACGGCATGGTGACTTTATCACACGTATGTATCTACTCATTGACTACGCAAGTTTGGCAAGTTCTACAATAAATCATGCATTGGCTATGATTGATCGTGTATCTTTAACCATAGGTGGAACAACGATTCAACAAGAGAGCGGAGAAACACTTAATCTTAGATTGAATGTAGAAGGTGACGAAAGTCAGGCATTCACTGTGGCTCAATTATTCAGGATGCTTGGCGGAGGGCCGACGTATCCATTTAACAATACATCACAATATCCAAGAACTGATGGTCCTTACCGTCTTCAGGTACCACTACAGTTTTGGTTTCATGGAAAAACAGATTTGGCAATACCACTGGCAGCATTAAGATATCAGGAAGTTAATGTCGAGGTGGGTCTAAGAAGATCAGAGAGTTGGGGTGGATCAGATGTGGGCGTAACGAGTTCCGATGTACGTCTGAGAATTGAGTATGGATATGCCTCTGATGAAGTTATAAAGTCGGTAATGAGACGACCCATGTTATTTCCAACAGAACAGTTTCAACTAGAGGAGACGGAATACACCGGAAATACTTCATTCACGATGAAACCAGATTTTGTGAATCCAGTTAAGGCTGTTTTTGCTTTGTTTAAGGATACCACAACAGACACTACCAACATATTCGATTATTCTAGAGGATATGCACTTCCACTTTCAAGCGTAGACCAAAACGATTTCATGATTTCGATGGAGGTTATATTAGATAATGAGGTACTGATGCCCAAGGAAGTGGGTACTTATGAAATGTATCGAGGATTTCAGTATTATTCACACTTTGCAGGTTCAGCACAAAATATAAGTACACCAACGAACCGTTATTGTGGCTTCATATACCCTCTCGCTTTTTGCAAAGATCCGATGAACAAAATTACACCAAACGGATCCATAAACTTTTCCACTATTGTAAATCCTTTTTTCAATGTGGAAGGCAAGGGACAAGGTTCCAATGTTATTCGTTTTCGATTGTACGCACTCTCGATGAATTTTCTTTACATAGAGAATGGTATATCGCGACTTTTATTTACAGGTTCGGACCTTAAACTTCCTCGATTTCCTTGAACTCTGCGAAGGAAACCTTGCCATCTCCGTCTCTGTCATATGTACTTACATCAAATTCAATAGGCTCTATAAAACCAGATCCATCTGAATCCAGATTATTGAATTTGCCTTCGATGATTCCATTTTCCATATCAATATTAGCAACGTCCGCAAATCCATTTTCCACGACAAACGTGTTAGTTGAGAGATAATAAATAGTTATCAAATATGATTCAATTGTTGCGACGAATGTGTTGATATTCGTTCTCGCAGTCGGTCTAATTCTAATATAACCTTCGTTTGTACCATTCCAAGGTTCGAATCGCATCATGTAAGGGTTAAATTCATTGTCAGTATTCGTATAAGTAGTGGGTGTGATTCCCACGCGAGGAATTCCCACTCGTGCTGTATTGGTTCTTAAATATCCCTTGGTATTTATATTTAAAGACAATAATTCATTCCCGGAACCCAGTCCTACACTGGTATCCAAAAGAATACTTTGGTTATCTATTGTGTAGTTTTTTGTAGAAACACCAAATGTTCTAGACCATAGATCGTAACCCGGTGCCGTAGTGGTTAAAAACATATCGATGTAGGAACTTTGTGGACGTGGAGCACGAAACTCGTAATCACCGACGACAACCTGAAGAGGTTGTTCCGAAAATGAATATCCATAGAAACTACCATCGTTATAGTAATCGTGAATGTAGGCTTGTAACTCCTGAAGAAAAAGAGGCTTTCTTAGCTCATTTCTATCTGTCTTATTCAATGTAGTGATTCTGACATTGATAAGTGGATTGTAGAAAAATGGGTTGTACCCACTAATATTATTTCTAAATGTCCAAAATATGGCACGACATGAATAGATGCTATTAAAAAAATATCTGTAATAGGAATTTTCGGTAGCAGCAATTTCCGTCTCTTCTGATGACACTTTCTCAATTGGATACTCTTGGCGAGTGGAACGCAACATGAAGCGTTCACTTGGTGTCAACGTGATTTCTTCGGTGACAAACATGAAATTGGTGAGATCGGCATCTGTCGCAAAACCACTCACGTCGCTAACAATTTCGTTGAGGGGTAGGAATCGAATCACCAAAGTGATTTCAGAATTATGCATCGCACACAAAGGCAACGGTGCACGAAAGGATGTGGTATCAGCCCTGGAATCTGAATAGTGGTTGTTGAAGAAAAATGGAATCGGAAAGAACAACCGTTGTGAAGTGTCGTTGGCTTCCAAGATTGGTTGAGTATTATACTTGGCTCCTAAATTGTAAGAAACATTAAATATATTTTCGCGGTCTTGTTCTGTGGAGTACATCGATTCATAGATGGACAACCAGTCCCCTCTTAGAGTCTGAATCGTCTTTCCATTTACTAAGAAATCCACCCGTTTGATCATCGAAAGACCAAGGTTCTTTAGACACGTAGTTGTCCCGGTTGTCGGAGGAAAATTAAACTTCAACAATAGTCCAGTGAGAAGATCACCCATTTCCTTTGGTTTAAATGTGTACCTAATCTCTTCACCAAAGAAGGTGGTTGTAGCTGGTTTGTAGAACCTATAAAAAGGGGTCGCCTGAGAATATTCGTTATAATTATACTCCCTCTTTGAGTCAAAGTCATATAAAAATGTATCTTGTTGTCCAACGGCACTAATACCAGTTAAAGCACCCGTACCAGTGTCGCCACGGAATCCAACTGGAGGCTTCTGCATGTTCCTCTCTTAAAGAAAAGGGACATTTTAAAAAATAATAATGAGTCGCGAGGAACAGATCATCGCTGCCTACACGAATGCGATCCAGCCCGTTCTGGAGAATGCCGTCGTGGTGGCCGCTGAATATTGCAAAGCCACCGGCAGGAGCATCGTCACTGCCCTCGATATGGAATACGGTATGAAGTGGAGTGCCATGAAATTGACCGGAAGGGTCTACGGTTCCATACTGCCAGATGAAGATGACGAGGATTCTGACGGGTGGGAGACCGATGACGACATGGTCGTGCAGGAGTGCGATATGGGGTTCGACGACGAATTCCGCGAGTACGACGGAGACGACGAACGTTATCTGGAGGTAAACCAGGCGGTCCGCGAGTGGGCTGACTGGGAACCCGAGACCGAACTCGAGATGATGATAAAGAGCGCCGTAAATTCTAGACGCTAATTGTAGTTATGTCACTTCCAATTACAAATGGTCTAGTAGGGTGGTACAAGGGTGAGGCGTGGAATGGAACGAGCTGGCCGGACCTCTCTGGGAATGGTAATGACTGCACGGTCACAACAGGAACTATCAACAAAGCTGGCAACTACATCTACGGAGGTACTGGCGATGGATTAAGATTTCCATCTACCATTTTGCCATCAACCTATACGCTCTTTCACGTGGCCAGATATAATGGGTCATCAAAGAGGAGGATATTTGATGGCACCGCTGGTAATTGGCTTTCAGGGTTTTGGGGTGGAAGGGCAGGTGTGGCGCATCATGGAACATGGTTAACTCAATATAATACAACAGCCTTTCCACTTGATCAAATTCTAATTTCGACGGATCAAAAGAGTCTTTATAGAGGAAACGGTATTGACCTTACTACAATATCAGTGACAGGTTCTGTAGAAAGACTAAGCATAAATTATGGTGTCACCGCTGAATATTCCGACTGGGCTGTCTGGGAGGTCATCGTCTACGACCGCGAGTTGACAACAGGTGAAATAGAAACGATTGAAGGATATTTATTTAAAACATATTATACCTACACAAATCCAGGTGTACCTAGAGGTGTAAATTACTTCAATCCCAGAGATATTGTTTTTTATAAAAAACAAGGACAGCCCGTGTTCGTAAATCAAATGACCGCAAATACCACCGACATAACAAGTTTGGGCAATGTCGTGGCGAGCGCCAGTTCGGAATACGATACTGATTGGCAAGCATGGGAAGCTTTCAATGGAATCATTGGGGATGAAGGGTGGCATTCTGGTTCACCTTATGACTACAATAGTTCAACTGGTGTATATCAAGGAAGTAGAGAATTGGCTGGATATTCAGGTGAATGGCTTAAAATACATTTTCCAATACCTTTGTTTTTAAACTATTCGGTTCTGTATGCTAGATCTAGCCTTGAAAGAAGGCTTGTTAAAACTGGATACTTATTGGCTTCAAATGACAATACAAATTGGTCTGTAATTCAGTACATAAACAGAACAACACAAACAACCTCATTTGTACTTTTGGATAAGTATGTTCAAAGACCATTCAAATATTATGCTATAGTAGTTTCTTCTATATTTTCTGACACAAGCACACAAATTTCAGAATGGTACATGGACGTCAAGATACCCAGATTTCAGATTAGTGAACCTTTTTATCCAGACGGTTCTTCGCCAGAAAAAGCCGTATATAGTGCAAGAAGACTTGTCGAATATCATCCTGATCTTGATGATGGCGTATATTGGATAAACCTTCCAGTAGTTGGTCCTACGCAGGTATACTGTATTTTGAACACCGACTGTGCTGGAGGTGGTTGGATGTTGGCCATGAAAGGAACACGAGGTACAACATTTAATTTCGATTCCACGTACTGGACAACAACAAACACGCTAAATACATCTGAAACAAACAGAAATGATGGAGATGCTAAATTTGATACGTTCAATTATTTCCAATCAGATGACTGGCTGGCAATATTTCCAGACTCTCCTCCAGGGGATCCAGTGGTTGGTGGCGACGTATCTAGAGGCTATGGGGGATGGACCTGGGTTGAAAACAATGCAGTTGGTAAAAAATCAGTAAGAGAATTTTACGCTAGTCCAACAGAAATAACAAAATCAAGCACACCAACAACAATTTCTAAATTTAACTCTAGCATATGGTCTACGCAAACTGGGTTTCAGTGGTATGGAATAAATTACACAACATATAGTCCAAAATCCGTGAGATGGGGGTTTGCCTGGAATAATGAAGCAGACCAATTATCAAACGACGTGACAGGTGGTATTGGTTTGAGATATGCAAGTTATTCTGCTGGTAATGCATTTAATTGTTGTGAAGCAACTCATGGTGAGGGTGGAATTATGAGATTTGAATGGTATGTAAGATAAAAGTATGGTTGCGTTTAAACGAACCCAATAAATAGTAGTGCGTCTGGTAGAAACCAATGGAAGGTTATGAATATGACCCAGACGAGTATGCCACAATTTCCAGTGAGGCCGAGACCGAGTCAGACTCTGAAAAATCGTTGGTCCCACTGGAACATGAGGAGAGCGTTCAGATTTTGAAACCCCAGGTTGAGTACTCGGAACTGGACGATGTTTTCAGTGAAGAGCTGGACGAACTGGATCTCCGTGATTTCTTCATTGAAAAAAAGCAATCTAATATTAGAGTATGTCAAGTTACGACATCGTTATCGACAGTTCAACCAGAAAAGACAGAACCACAACCGATGCTAACAACTTCACCGTCTATCTCAGTACACCCCTTTATGGAATCCAATCTGTGAATTTTGCATCGGCATCCATGCCATATCTGAACAGCGCCTCACAGGTCAATGGCAATGTTCATGCCTACTATGTGGTTCTGGAAGTACCTAACTACGGCATTTTAACCGATAGGATCTACACCGTGGACAACCCGTTGGTTTATAATAATATTTTAATTTGTACATCGGTTAATATAATTACAGTTGGTTCGACCACGGGACTTGAAACTGGAATGAGTGTATCTGGTACTGGAATAGATAGTGGAACAACTATTACATCTGTTGGCAGTGGAACTGTTACCTTGTCGAAGCCACAGACCGGAACTGTTTCAGGCTCTGGAACATTTATAGAAACAGATCTAATTGGTTCGAAAAGTGAAAACTATTTCTTAACAGTGTCAGATACAGATAACTTGGCGGTTGGAATGACTGCATCCGGAACGGGAATAGACGCCGGTGCTACGATATCTGCATTTGCTGACTCGACAACTGTCATATTGAGTTTGCCAAACACTGGAGCAGTTTCTGGAACAATTACATTCAATGGTTCAATTGAAAAATCAGGAGGTGGTGGTGTTGCTACTGCAAACAATAACAAGTTATATGTTTCTAACGTTTCCGAATTGTCAAGTGGCATGTCTGTATCAGGAACGGGAATATCTGCTGGAACCACTATTTTGTCTATTTCCGATTACATAGTTACATTAAGTGCAGTCAAAACTTCCACGATAAATGAAGAATTGACATTCACCAGGACTGTAACTACTACTACTATTTCTGACTATTTGTCATCTAATCAAATACTAATAAGTTCAATTAATGATAAAATTGGTGTTGGAATGGAAGTCACTGGAACTGGCATAGGTACGAACGCCAAAGTCGCCAGCATCAATGGAACAATAATAACTCTTGACGTGACAAAATCGGGTGTAGTTTCTGGACGGATTACTTTCGTGGATAAACTGATAAATCGTTTTGAGTTTGCCTATACGGGTTCACTCGCGGTTCCTTCACTGTCCGGTGCCAGTCCCACCAACTATGTGATGAGTTCTATGAACGACATTATGAGCGTTCGAAAGACGGTTCCAATTATGGAAGCCATCAAGGTGTCAATCTACTATTATGACACGGACACAAGTTCATTCAGGTTATATCCTTTCACGAACACGGGTGCTGCCACCGAAGAGTTCGTTTTGAAATTGTCAGTCCAAGGCACCAAGGACAAACGTTTTGCCACCAAGCAACAGGACGAGGATGACAAACGTCTTGAACCTAACATCGCACCGCCGGTGACGTCAGGGACGGAGAATACGTTCGCGCGCAAGTTGATAAACTACTATAGGTCTAGCACCCGTAATAAGTTAAATCCAGAGGTTCCCACGGAACCGGTCGGTGCCCTGTTGCCCCGCAGAGAGTTCATGGGAGTTCCCACCAAGTATGCCCAGATCCTGATCCCGATTGCGGTCGTTCTTTTGGTGCTCGCTATTCTCTTGGCTAAGTAATAATGGCTAGGTCATCCTACACGACACCTGGTCTCCCAGACTTCAACTACGAATATCACACGATATCCTTTGATACACTGGATCAAACGAGTTCCAATAACTTTACTGTGTACTTCAATACACCTTTGAAACAGGTGGTTCAAGCACGCTTGTTGGGTCTCCACGTTCACACCCGTGGGTCTGTGGAACACCTCTATATGCGAATCCGTGAACTGGAATCCAATTTTAACGACCGACTTTCAAAGAATCCGCCCAATGTCACTGCAGTTTCACCTGTTCAGTCGATTGCCCGTGGCGCCTTCGGAAGTATCATCACGAATCAAGACCAAAGTGCCTCCGATCAGTTGATTACATTTAGAGATAACTATGATCAAATTACTCAATTTATTCATCCTATAGAAAATTTGGATCGTCTGACTGTAAAGTTGTTCAACCAGAATGGTGCTCTTATTCCAGATCCTTCAGGTGGAAAGGAAATCAATCACTTCATCATCAAGTTCATCTGTCGTTCGCCCAACCTTCCCGGGAGGCAGACGCTTCCATGGGTTCAGCCCAGAATTGGCATCTAGATGTCGTCCTCCTCGACCACCTTGACCGTCCATTCCTGAATGGGTTGTTCCTTGATTAACTTGTCCAGTCGCATCTTGGTGGCCTTGACCGTTCGCTTGACGTGTTCAGCAAGTTCTTCTATCTTCTTGTCCTTGTTCTTCAAGAGCCACTCTTCATCTTCGTTAGACCACCGGCCTGACTTAAGGGTCGAATGTTCCTTGGCGATCTCGAGAGCCATCTTCTTCACCTTGGTGAGTTGTCCCTCGAGACCTTCAATCTCCTTGATCAGATCATCGATCGTAGGCTTCGGCGCAGGAAGTAGTTCCTGATGACCATGCTCGCGGTGCCACAATACCTTCTCCCAAAATGCCTTCATGATGGGCATGTTGGTCGCCCACCACTCGCGATCCCGTGGAATCTCCACGCAGACAAATTCGGCGGGCTTGGGGTAGGTGATTTCAGCAGGTCGATACTGTACAAAGTCACAGACTTCTAAGTCCAGACACTCCATAAGCACCTGCACCTGCGCGAGATACCACACCGGTGGTGTTCCATCGCCAATCGGGCGGGACCTTGGGCACTTGATTTCCAAAAGTCTTCCGGTGTAGGTGATGCCATCGGGTGATCCACCGATCCAGTCGAGGGTGTGATGGGGTTCAAGACCAATTTCAAAAACCTTTTGGTTGTGGCGTTCCTCGTAGATCTGCCGGGCTTCATCTTCATACTTCTGACCGTGCTTGGTCGCCCAGTCGTTGAAGGGTTCACTGACTCCACACTTTTTCAGAATCAACTTCTCTGGTTTTTCGTAGGGATTCACGCCTATCGCAGTACCGGCATCGGATGCTGTGAGCATCGTGCCCCTCATCTTGAACCACGCATCGGAACGTTGTTCAGGATAAGTCTTGTTGAAAAACTTCTCCGCTTGGGGATGCATACTAGTTAGCATACTGCTGTAATGTTTAAGTGGAGGACTTTGTTGGAGTCTTCTTCTTGCGTGACGACGATGACTTCTTAGGCTTGGGCTCCTCCTTAACCTGAATAACTTCTTCAACTTCGGCGACGGCAGCCGCTGCGACCGCGACGACCTCCGGCTCGGGCTCGGGGACCGGCTCCTCCTTGACTACCACGGGCTCCGGAACGGGCTTCGGTTCCTCCTTGACCACCACGGGTTTGGTGGAAAGCACAAGACGGAGACCATCGACATCCACGACCTTGTCAAAGTTCTTGGCGAACTCCCTGAAAACACCATTGCCACGCTTCTCCACGACAACCACATCGGGTCCGAAAGCCTTCACGTCCGAGATGGACCTAATCGGAAACCCAGTAGGAACATCCACGGACACCTTACTGGACTTGCGACCCCATGCACGAACCTCGTGACCGGTGCACAACTCATTGACTGTCTTGGAAATAGGATTGATAAGGGCGACCTTCATTATTACTTTCTGTGGACATTTTTAATCATGGCATTCGGGCGTTTGGATGGAACCAGTCTTTTTTCAAGCTTCTCCTCGAGACGCTTTAGGGTGAAGTAGGCACCAGCCTGCTCGGCTTCCTTCTTGGTTGACCCCTTGCCGGTTCCCCACTGATGTCCTTGAACATAGACACCGACTCTGAACTTGGTGGCATCCACGTGATCCAACTGACGATATTCAGGGAGATCCCACTTTTGAGCCTGACATACGCGCATCAGGATGTCCTTGTAGTTGTCATCCACCATCAGGCGATCCAGACGTATGAGGTCTGGGTTATCAAGGACGCCCAGGACAAACTTCTTGGCTTCGATCATCCCGAGATCCAAGTAGATGGCACCCACAAATGCCTCAAAGACATCTTCAAGAATCTTTGGATTGTTGTTCCATCCATTTCTCATCCCCTTTTCATCCATTTCAACCCAGTTGTGAAATCCCAGTTTGGCAGACACATCCGCCAGCGTCTTTCCACAGACAATCTTTGTTCTCGCACGAGTTAGAAATCCCTCCTGCAGATTCTCGTACCTATCGAACAAGTACTTGGTGACAATAAAGCCCAACACGGAGTCGCCCATAAATTCCAACGTTTCATAGGAACCCTCGACGCCATCGTGTTGAACAGAAGATTTATGCTTGAAAGCCTTTCGATACACATCGATGTTTTTGATGTTCGTACCGATGATGGCTTCAACCTCCTGAGTGGATATCATTTTCTAAAAGTAAGGTGCGTTTTTTGTTTAAGCCTTGATGAAGTGCTTAGAGATGTGCTTCTGCAAGGTCATATAAGAGAGGGTCTCTCCCTGAGGTGTTTGCAGGAGCTTCTTCAGTGGCTCATCCTGAATAATCTTTCGTCCATCCTCTGGGTGAGACAGACCCTTATCCTTGACATACTGCTTAACGAAACGGGTCACATCAGTGCGAGACACCTCGGTGCCCTCAGCGAGACCCATAAAGTCGGTCAGATCCTTGGTGACCTTGCTGGGCTTGTTGAACCCGGTGTTGGCGGCACGCTCCTTAGCCTTGGATCCATCGGGATCATCCTGAACCTTGGCGATCTTTCGAACCAACTTGGTGAGACTCTTGATCTCCTTGCGCATCTCGGTAAGCTCCTTCATCACATCCTCAGTAGACATTGTTTTTCGTACTTACCTTTGTTTTCTTCTCTTTAATTTACTTCTCAAGGAGAGATCCCCCGACACCGCTGAGGATCTTGTAGGACATGGATTCACGGACAAGAGCCTGGTCACCACAGAACCCACCGGGGCTAAGATCCTTGGTGTAGTAGGAGGCATCCTTGCCTGGGCCGGGAACACAGTCCAGTTTGTAAGGAAGCTTGGTGATGGCATCGCCGCTGATCATGGGCTCAACCTCCACCGGCTCTGGGGACAACCTGTACCCACTCTTCTTCATACCCATGAAGCACTTGACGTACATGAGCACCACGATGGCAATCACGAGCACGAGGGCAAACTGACTACTGATCATACTTCTTTACTAGAACATTTGATTTTTTTCTGCGTTAAAGACTTGGACATAAGTTTATAGACTGACATTAAGTATGAGTGAATTTGAAATCGAACTCGACAATAATGATGAGTTGATGGTCGACCTGGACAATGATGAGCAGAATCTTTTCAACGGTGTTGTCCTGGATGCTACCAGACGCAAGCGAACGAACAACCCGAACATGAATGACCGCCCTGTTGAGGCTCCCGCATCTTCGTTCATGGCATTCGCCAACCATGGGAAGCAGACACCTTCGGCACGTCCTCCGCCGCCACAGGAAGAGCCGGAAGATCACGGCGAGGGTTTTGGTGATGACTATGGAGGTGGAGAGACTTACGACGAGGATGCGCCTTCCCCTGGATACAAGTCACTCGATGACGAAAAGGCCGACCTTTTGAATAAGATCACCCGCCTGGAGAAGAAGGGCATTCGTTCCATCGAGCGGCTGAATATGCACTCGTCGATCCACGACATCCGCGGTGAGGTCAAGCGAATGTCCTATTCAATCGAAGTGGATCAGTCGGTCAAGATGCAGCGAAGGATGTTAATCGCCTGTGTGACCGGAATCGAGTTTCTGAATAAGCGCTACAATCCCCTGGATATCCATTTGGATGGGTGGTCCGAGTCAGTGATGGATGGCGTGGATGACTATGATGATGTATTCGAGGAGTTGTATGTGAAATACCGCGGAAAGGCGAAGATGGCACCCGAGTTGAAGTTGATGATGATGCTCGGTGGTTCCGCCACGATGTTCCATCTGACCCACTCGATGTTCAAGTCTGCGATGCCTCAGATGAACGATGTGATCAAGCAGAATCCTGACCTTATCAAGAGTATGATGTCTGCTGTGGCAAACACAGCCAAGAGTGCCCAAGAAAGGAATATTGATCCTCGTCCGGCGCCGCCCATCGCCCGAAGGGAGGTTCAGGGTCCGAGTATGGATCTCTCGTCGCTGATGTCTAATTTCATGGCGCCCCAGTCCACAACTACTCGCGACGTAGAAGAAGTACGTATGCCAGCGGGACCGTCAAGTGACGGCAATATTGATGACGACATTTCCGACATCGTCAGTGTGAATGGCGAATCGGTCAAGGAGGTCGAAGTTTCTGCTCCCAAGAAAAAGCGTGGCAAGAAGGGAAAGACGACACTTGAATTGTAAATAATTTCCTAGTTGATACTAAATAATGGTAGGCTATTGTTCCATTGATGATGCCTACGGTGGGCTTCCTCGGGAAACGGTCAAAGCACCGCCGGCTCCCGAGAAGGCTGCTGATAGGGTGTTCCCCACCGACAGGGTGGAGTTCTATGAGGTAGAGGGTGTGATGGATTCGGAATTGGGTTACATGGTGGTCCTCTTCATGGCAGGGGTTGCTGCTCTGGTTCTGAGGGACATTCTTCGTGCTCTATCTTGAGAAACCGCTTTCCGGTGAGATAACCGTGATAGAATAGTTCCGTTTTCTTGTCATCGTCCATAGAAAAATTAAATGCCTCACCTTCTTTCATCTTAATGTAGATCGTAGGCTTTTCATAGACCACTCTATTTCTCATAATTGAAGTGATAAAGTGTTGTATGAAATCGACAAACGACCCTATGTGGGGTGGCTTCTCCATCGAAGGTTCAGGATCCAGTTCAATTGAAACAAGTTCTTCCATGTCCTTTCCCATGAAAGGCGTCAGTGGGCACGTTTCGAATGCCGCTAGATCTACATACCGGTGACCCTGGTAGACCACGGACTCGAACAAAAATGGAATGCTGATGCTCATGCAGACGGCATGGGACACTGACATGTCAGGGTGGGTGTGATGTGAAAAGTAGCAACTCCTTTGCAATGTGATATTGTATGCCGAAACGTAAAAGTCCAGCCCGCACCATTCTTTGAGTTCCTGAAACGTGAAATCTTCCTTTCCGGACAACTCCATACAGATCTTAGTAAACACTTCTTTCCACCTGGTCGCCGGCACCAATCCGTAGTTATTCAGAAGAGACTTTAAGTTCAGTCGCATCAACTGGTTTACATCGGCAACATCTCGGATGATTCTAAAAAGTCTGATGATGTCCCACTTGGCGACCAGACATCCGAATGCCACGATGGATCCTGCAGATGATCCAGCGACGGCTTCAAGATCTTTGGTTTTATCATAATTGTAAAGTGCATAAACTGTGCCTAGGATAGCATAGAATCCCATGGCACCGGGTCCCACGACGAGATACTTCATCCTTTTTAGAACTCGAGAGGACTTTGTGAGCGAATAACCGCGAATAAAATCCAGTAGAGAAAAGTGTTCCTCACGATCAATGTCTGGTCTGTTGTCATTCCGCTCAGAAGAAAGTACATTCCGGATGCGAGATAGACCTCGTTTGGCCGAACCACGTACTTCATCGCCCAACGAAGAATGATTATATACAGGATACCGAACACAGAGGTCATTCCCAGTCGATCCACCAGCCCACCCATGCCCGTGACGGCGGGTGATAGGAAGGCGAAGAGGACGGTTGGAACAATGACCTTTGTACTTGTCACGTCTGGCAGTCGCACCATATCTATTGATTGCCAACATTTAATCTAACAATAGTATTCATTTTTACAAAACTCGGAAAACGTAAGTGTTTCAGGTACCATATTATCATAACAATGTTGTCTGTATAACTCCCAGTTATTCCATAGTTCATCACTGTAATAGGCTATCCAATCTTCATACTCATATTCATCAGGATCGACAAATCCTTCGTCTTCCTCATTGTCATAATCCTCAATCACCTGAGGCTCGGAAGCAATTGGAGTATAGTCAAGAAGATTAGATCCCACCATCTTTTGTTTCTATAAATGTCTTGAATTATTTCTTTAACTTGAGTTGAAGGCTTGATGTCTCCTTGGGCTCCAACTTATCCTCAATCTCCTTGATGATCTGGTTTAGACGCTCTTGACCTCCCTCAATGTAATTTGGTAGTTCATCCATTAGGATTTTCTTAGTGATTGCGGGCTTCTTAACCGACGTCTTCTGAGTGACCTTGGTGCCGCCACGTGTCTGAACGTCATCAATCTTCTGAGCCTTCATGTAACCACCGATGAAGGTCTTCAAACTGGACTCGCGATCCTTTAGCACCTTAATGGCCTTTTGTGCCTCCGTTAATTGAGTCTTGATCCCCTCAAGTTCGGCAATCGCCTCCTTGAACTGATCGCTAATCGGCATTCCATCAGACATCGTTTTGTTAACAAGTGGTGCAATTTCTTTAATTTAAAAACAGTCAGAGTTGTTCCCCTGAATGTTTCTAAAAATGTATTAAACTAGATCAATCTAAGCGGTACCCTGACCAATCTCGAAAGCAGGGCGCATCTGATCCGGCACGATCGTGGAGGTGTTGAAGATACTGACAGCATCGCGAGGGTTCGGGGGCTCCGAGCGGATCTGTTGGTTTGAGTTCCGGAGAGCACCACCGACAGTCTCGGGGTAGCCGATGAGGGCACGGGGGTTCAGGTAGTTCTGACCCTTGAGGATATCATCGGGAGCAAAGTCACCGAAGTCCTCCTGAGCCGCCACGTCACGGGGGAGCAGGCTGGAGGCAACCCCCATCCCGTTGGCAGCCACCGCGGGCACGGACAGAGAGCCACCGTTCACCGGAGCACCTGCAGCGTCAACCACGTTGGCACCCTCGTACCCCTCCTTCCCGTTAATGTAACTCCAGCTATACATCCCCTCCTTGGGAGCCATTCCGAGGGCCCGGCGGATCGCACCGTTGTTCGCCCACATAAAATAACCCACGGCAACGAGCAGAGCAAGTAGCAACATGGTCTCGGTCTTCATCATCTTAACCTTCATATCCGTTTAATGTTACTTACTAAAAAAATTCCTCCTCTTCCTCTTCCTCTGGCTCTTCCTCGAAAAGACAATCAGAAAAATCTACAATCGCCTTCTTCGGCTTGGGCTCAGCCTTAAACTTGGCCTGATGAAGCACCCACTCGGTCTCGAAACTTTTCTGGAGAAACTGCACCGATCGGAGCTGAACCACCACGTCGACCACATCGTCCTTGGAAAGTTCCTTGTCCTCGAGCAACGCTCGCTTGGCGTCGTACAGCCTGACCGTTTCCGCCTTGTGCACGCTCAAGATATTCTCGTCAAGAGAAAAAGAAGAAGTAAATGCGCTTTCAAGTCGAGAGTCCGCGATCTCCTTACCGAACCAAGCCATCTTAGACTCCTTAGCCTTTGCAAGAACAGCATCCTCGCACTGCGCCACGGTCTCGTCATCAATCTTGAGAAGAAGCTCATCGTCCACAGAGTCCACCTGGGCTCCCTTGAGTGTAACCAACAAAGGTTTTCCGTCGTCCGCACGAACAGCAACCTCCTTGACCCCGTCTTCCAAAGTAACAATCTTAGTAGAGAACTTCATTTCTATTTATTAAAATGTAATGTTTAAGTAGATGGCTTCAGACGCAGAAGAAGATCACATAGAACACCTGGAAGCCAAGTTCCTGGTGGACAAACAAAAGCGCATCGAGAATGCCATGAGCTGGCACCCTAAGCAGGAAAAACTCATCAAGTCTTGGGGTGAAAAGGCTCTGGGGTACCGATGGATCCATCATAGATGTGCGGTACGCCACAGCGTTTCTCATACAAACTTTTCTATTATCAACATTGCCTTGACCACCCTGGCGGGTCTGGGGACGCTGGTGGCTTCCTCTGAACAAGAAAACTCACAAATACTCTTGTACGTATTCAGTTTTCTGAATCTCTCTGCCGCGGGAATTGCCAGCATCCACAAGTTCCTGAGGTGTGGCGAGCAGTATGAATCCAATATGCAGACGTCCAAGTTGTTCAGTCGCCTGGCACGCGACATCTCCCTGGAACTCTCCCTGGAACCCGAAGACCGAATGAATGCCGTGGAATACTGTCACAAAGTCCGCGAAGACTACGACAAAATCATTGACCACGCACCCGAAGTTCCGAGCGACATCATCAAAGAATACAAGACAATGATGGACGAAGAAGACCCTGAGAATAAGTTGGCCAGACCCGAAATGGCAAATGGAAAATTTAAAATTTATTCAAGTTCAGAAGGTGTAGATAACGCCAGCATAGAAGAACACACGACCCGATGGACAAACTTACTGAACAAAGCCACTAGCAAGTGGCGAACTCTGCCTCCAGTAAGACCTTCGGTTGCCTCAGTGGTTTAGATCCTCGAGCCACATGTCCTTGGTGGTCATCCCCTGAATACGCTTCAATTCGTCCAATAAGACCCTGGCTTCTTGCATGAGTTCCTGAACCGCCTCCTGGGTGTAACGCGATGTCTTCAGTCCCCAGAGATGCTCGAAACTTCCGTCAACCTTTTTGAACTTCTTGAGCATGTTCTCCTCGGCGTCTGCCTTCTTCAATCCCATGACCCCGAGGGATCCATCGAGGATGCCCTTGACAAAGTTGGCGCGATCCATCGCCATCCCGGAACGCTTTGCCAAGGTCGCCACCAGATACTTCTTGCGCTTGTCGTAGAGTGCCATCCGTTCGGTTGCGTAAGTCCTTAGGATATCCAAGGGTGTGTCAAACTTCTCGATGCCTTTGGGGCCGTGAAGATACATGTTGGTGCTTCGGATCGTAGAAGTCAATTTGAGATCCTTCTCTGGTGCAGAACCCTTGTAGCCGGTGATCACGAAACGGACATTCTCTTCCGTGCTGTGATTGCTGTAGTTCTTGATGACATTCTTCTCAACAAGCCCTTCCAGAAACTCCTTGTATGTCTGGGTCCACGTGCCCGGTGGGAGTTCGGTGACCTCGACCTTGTCCCCACTCGCCTGCCACACACCTGCGAGCGTCCAGACTCCTTCGTCCGATGCCGCGACGGCCCCCTTGAACCCACGGAACCAAGGCTTCATTGGCTTCAGCGACTCTCCACGAATGAACCGTTTCAGATTTTCCTTGACATCCACCGGATTGTGTGGAGGCACTTTACAACTGAACCCCGTTCCAATGCCCTCTGCACCATTCACCAGAATCATCGGCATCGTGGGAAGATAGTATTCCGGCTCGATGGGCTTTCCGTCATCCTTGAGGTAGGTCAGACATGCATTGTCCCTCTCATCAAAGACCTTGGCGTGACTGGACAGACGCGTGAAGATGTACCTGGCGCTTGCGTGGTCTGAGCCACCAGCCAAACGGGTTCCAAACTGACCACACGGCTCCAAAAGGTTCATGTTGTTCGACCCCATGAAGTCCTGCGCCAACCCCACGATGGTCCCCTGCAAACTCATCTCGCCGTGGTGATAGGCAGTGTGCTCGGAAATGTAGCCAGACAACTGAGCCACCTTGACCTCCGAAGTCAGATTACGCTTGATACACCCGTAAATCACCTTGCGCTGTGAAGGCTTCAGACCGTCACGAACATCTGGAATGGATCTGCGGATGTCCGCATGACTGAACTGAATCAAGTCCTTGTGAATGAAATCCGAAACGGTCACCGAAGTCACCTTGCCGTATGGAAGGGGATCGCCACGAAATGGTTCGGCCAACCAACGCTTTCGGTCATCTGCCAGTGACTTGTCAAATGCCAGTCCGACTGACTTCTGACTTTCTTGATCTGCCACGAACCCAACGGTCAAACGTCCAAGATCCCTGAAGTACTCCTTGGCTTCCGCAGAGGTCGAAGTACCCAGACCCTTGTAGTACTTGATGGTGACTCCGCGTGGCACCCTTCCCTGATGGGTCTGTTCGAGCCAGTTCACAAAGTCCCTTTCCGAGTAGAAGGATTCATTGATCCGTCCTCCTTTCACTCGGATCACCGGAGTGATCATGCTTACCACGAAGCCCATGGTGATAAGCTCGGGCCAGTAGCAGTCAAACATGTTCAAGACCAGACCCTTGATGTGTGAACCATCCACGTCTGCGTCGGTCATGATCATCAGTCTCCCGTAACGAAGGTCACTCAGGTCTGAATACTTCTTTCCTTGCTGAAGACCCAGGATCTTCTTCAAATCCGAAAACTCCTGGTTGGCTGTCAGTGCCTTCGAACCCAAGTCCCGAACATTCCTTGGCTTACCCTTGAGTGGAAAGACGCCATACTGATCCCTTCCGACCACAGACAATCCACTGATTGCTAGAGCTTTGGCAGAATCTCCCTCGGTGATGATCAGCGTGCACATCTTGGATTTGGTTGTCCCTGCCCAGTTGGCGTCGTCCAACTTGGGGATGCCTGAAATCCTGCTCTTCTTGGCACCGTCGGTCTTTTTGAGATCACGAACCTCAGAAGCCTTGGTCTGTGCCAAAAGTTCCTGTTCCAGAACGCCCTTGACCTGCTTCAAAAAGGCAGGTGTGGGTTCAAACTTAGAACCAAAGTCCTGAACGCGGGACATGCATTCATGTTTGGACTGACTGGAGAACGAAGGGTTGACCAGAACCGCCTTGACGACCACCAACATGCACTGCTTGATCTGCGAAGGTCTGAGTTTTGTCTTTTTGGCTAAGTCCGAAGTAATCTGATTGACCACATGATCCACATGGGTTCCGCCCTTCTCGGTGCAGATGCCGTTGACGAATGAGATTTGCTTGAAGCCCGCACCCGCCGAGGAACATACCAGCACCTCCCAACGGTCTTGTTTGAGTTGAGCCAAGGGTTGGTCGGTGAAGCGTGAAGTGTAATCTTGAAGATGCTTGATCGCCAAGACCTCACCGTTGTAGTGAACCTTGCACTTGGTTGGCACCCACGCTGCAGCATCCAGAGCCCTCTTCATGAACATGTCCCTGACATCCTTGGTGATTCCCTTCAGACCAAAGCGTTCCCAGTCCGGCACCCAACTGACCTGCACCTTGGCTGTCTTGCCCGCGAAGGACTTGATTTTGGGTTCGGCACAGACGCGCATGTTGTCTCTCCAGACTTGGTGATAGGACTTCCTTGTCTCGGGGTCATCCACCTTAATCTCGAACTCCTTGGAGTAGATGTTGGTCAGCTTGGCGCCGTAGCCGTTACGTCCACCGGTGGTTCTCTCCTCAGAGTCATCATAGTTTGAAGAAGTGAGAAGATGTCCAAAGATAAGTTCGGGCGTCCAGACCTGCGTCTGTTCATGGATTACCACTGGGATGGAGATGCCGTTGTTGGCGATGGTGATTCTACCCGATTCATCCACGTCGATGGATATCTTTGTAACGGATGGATTCAGAGAACTCTGATCCAGAGCATTCACCAAGATTTCGTCGAAAACCTTGGTCAGTGCG